AAAATAGGAAATAATTATGTCAAGAGAAATAATAAAAAAAATGAAGTGTTGATATTATTGATTCAAATTGATATAAATACTTGGGAAGTCAAGAGGGAGTAAGATAAAAAAATAAGTTGACAAAACAAAAAGATGTGGTAGAATGCAAAAACAAAGTTCAAAAACAAACTAAGTAAAAAAAAGGTTTTCAAGTCAACACTTTCAAACCTTTTAAAAAATAAAACCTCCCGCCTTTATAGTGATACTTTTCTAAGGGGTTCTAGGGGACATCTTTTAAATCAATATATTTTTAGCATTATTATCATTAGCTATAAAATTAAGTTTACATAATCTTTAAAGAAAGTTATTGACAAAAGATGATAAGATAATTAATTTAAAAATTATTGTGCTCGAAATTAGATTGATTAGATTAAATTGATTTAAGATTGATTGATAAATATGAGAATAATTAAAAGTTTAATCATCGTCTAAATATCACGCGCACGCGTTAAAATAATGTAAAAAAAAATGCATAATTTAAAAGAAATAAAGATAAAAGAGCTACCAAAACAAGATTCATTCGAATTGCTTCAAAATAATCTAGATTATGTATTGAATCGAATAAGCAATAATACAAGCTACGCTACAATAGCAAAAGAATTTAATGTCAATATAGCAAATCTTTGTTTCTTTCTCAATCAAGAAACTATTAAAGAAAAAAAAGAAGTCGCATTACAATTAGCGTCTTACATGCAAATAGAAGAAGCAAGAAATCATCTTGAATCTATAGAAGCTGATGACACAAACGCAAGTCTGCGAAAAAAGTGCGAGCTTTCACAATTCGCAACATATCTTGCGAAAGTAAAGAATCGTAAAGAGTTTGATTTAAACTACAAACAAAACGAAGTTAATAACAACCAGCAAATTATAGTTATTCCCGCTACCTTCAATAATAATAATGATAAATAAGCAAGAAATAATAATCCCGCATAACTACAAGCCCCGCCCGTATCAAATGGGGCTTTGGGATGCTATGATTTCTGACAAAAAGAAGCGTGCTATTTATGTTTGGCATCGGCGGGCGGGTAAAGATTTACTGGCACTCAATCGCATTCTATATAGTGCAATGTTTGAAGCTGTCGGGACTTATTGGCATATATTCCCAAGCTATGCACAGGGGGCAAAATCAGTTTGGCAAGAAACAAATAGCGAAGGGAGAAAATACATTGATTATATACCGCAGGAGCTTATAGCTAAGAAAAATGAGAAGGAATTAAAGATAACGCTAAAAAACGGCTCAATCTATCAAATTGTGGGGTCTGACAATCCCGACAGTTTAAGGGGTGCAGGAATTAAAGGGGCTGTATTCTCGGAATATGCAGAACAAGACCCGAGAGCATGGGGCACAATTCAACCAATGCTTCTAGAAAATAACGGCTGGGCAATGTTTAATTTCACGCCAAAAGGACAGAATCACGCTTACGAATTATTTAAAATGGCTCAAAAGATGCCCGAGGTTTGGCATAGTGAGATTAAAACAGCAGAAGAAACGGGAGTATTCACACAAGAGCAATTAGAGCAGGTTAAAGCTGAGATATTAAGCGAAGGAAAAACATTAGATTTCTTCAATCAAGAATTTCTTTGTAGCTTTAACAATCCGATCGAGGGGGCTTATTATTCTAAAATCATTGATGATATTGACAAGCAGGGACGCATTGGCAATTATCCGTATGACCCAGCTTTGCCCGTCTATACTTTCTGGGACTTGGGAGTAGGCGACGCTACAACAATTTGGTTTGCTCAATTTATCGGTAATGAAGTAAGAATCATTGATTACATTGAAGACAACAACAGGGGCATGAATACTTATATAAAAGAAGTAAAAGACAAGCCATATATTTACGAACAACATTACGCCCCCCATGATATCCAAATAAGAGAATTTACTAACGGCAAATCAAGACTCGAAACGGCTTTGGAATTAGGCTTGAGGTTTATGATTGCCCCTAAGCTATCAATTGAAGATGGTATTGATGCGGTTAGGTCTATACTTCCTAAATGCTTTTTTAATGAACCTACAACAAGACGGGGATTATTAACTATAAAAAACTACAAAAAAGAGTTTGACAATAAAAATAATACATTTAAATTGCAACCAAAGCACGATTGGGCTTCACATGGAGCAGATGCTTTTAGATATTTAGCCGTATCGTATCGTGAGAACATAGGGCAAACAAAACAAAGATGGGATACTGCATTAAGTAGCCCGATAACTTATTAACTATTAATTTTTATTTTATGGGATTTAGTAAGGGACGATATATGAGAGAGGAAAAATTACCAGCGCAAGAAGCATTATTTAATGACCCAGCAAAACGAAACGAATTAATTGGATATGACCCTATTAAAAACCCTTTAGGATTTTTAACTTTAGGTGGAATTGAAAGGTTTGAACAAAGGTTTAATGAAAGAAGAAAAAAAGTAATTGACGAGGCATCGGCTTTGGCTCTTAAAGAACAAGAAGCAAAAAGAACAAGTTTTGCAGGCGTCAATACACAAATGCAAAACGAAAGAAGAAAATTATTAGGAATTTAATTTATTATTTTATGGGACTTGGTAAAAAATGGAAAAAAGCAATTGGGGCAGTAGCTAAGGCAATCCCAGGAGGCGAGAAAATAGCACAATTTGGAGTTGGTGCAGGTATAGTTGATTCCTCGGTTGACACTGTAAATAGGCAAGATACGGCAACTAAAAACGCTATGGCAACAGCAGAACAGCAAGCACAACAAACGGGTGCATTAAATGCGCAAGTTGCGGAACAAACAAGACTTAAATTACTCAGTGAAGCTGATTTAAAAGCACAAGAAGAGGAATTAAAGAAACGAACAACTTTTGCGGGTTCATCTATGCAAGGCGTAATGGAACGAAAAAAACTATTAGGTATTTAATATGGCTGATAAAAGAATTGAAGAGCTTAACAATCTTTATGGTGTTTTGCAATTAACTCGCAAAAACTATGAAACTAATTGGCAAGATACGGCAAAGTATTTTCGACCACTTAAAACTGATATAACTAGCGAAAAAACTCAAGGCGATAAAAAAGATTTATTTGTTGCTAATGACTCAACAATGGTTATTGCATTAGAAAACTTTGCTTCAATTCTTAACGGGACTCTCACAAACAAAGCAACCCCGTGGTTTACAATTAAAATTGAAAATGAAGAGTTAAAAACCGATGATAAAGTTTTAGAATATCTAAAAGCAGTAGCTGACAAGATGTGGAATGTTCTCTATGACACTAAAGGCAATTTTGAAGATGCCCATCATGAGAATCTAAAAGACTTTGCTACATTTGGAACAATCGCAATGAAGATTGAAGAAGGCAAATCATCGCTAATCAACTTTAAAGCAATTCACATTAAAAATATCTTAATTACTGAAAATGACGAAGGCAAAGTTGACACCTGCATTCTGTTAATGAAAATGACCGCCAAAGATATTGTTAATAAGTTTGCTGGCAATGATAATGAACAGAAAGGCAATATTGATGAGAAAATAAAAAAAGCTTCAATTGAGAAGCCTAACACTAGTTTTGATATTAGATTATACATAATGCCAAGAACTGAAAGGGACGCAAGCAAAATTGACGCTATAAATATGCCGTTTCAAGGTATTTGGTTTGATCCGACGCATGGCAAAATTATTGCTGAAACTGGCTTTAATAGTTTTCCTGTTCCTGTTGGAAGGGGAGCAAAAGGCACGGGCGAAGTTTACGGAACTGGACAAGCAATGTATGCCCTAGCCGATGCAAGAAGTTTAAATCGTATGTGGTATGATTACTTTGAATCAATACAAAAAATATTAAATCCCCCTCTTATTGTTAATGCTCAATTTGAAAAACAATTAAATTTGCAACCTAGAGCCTTAAACATGGTTAAATCACCTGTCGGCAATGGTAGAGCAGTAGAGCCAATAAACGATAGTAAAGGAATTAATCCAGCAGTTGAATTAATAACACAAAAGCAAGAATCAATTAGAAAAATATTTTTCTTAGATAAATTATCAGTGTTAGACGACCCTAGAGCCACAGCAACGCAAATATTAGAGCTAAGAGCTGAAAGTTATAGAATCATGGGAAGTTTAGCCTCGTCATTACAACAATATCTTGAAGCAATCCTTGATAGAGTTTATGATATTCTTTTTAAATTATCTTACGCTCAAGATGGAAATTTTACATTATTACCCGATGCTCCATTTCCTGAGATGCCAGATAAAATGATGGGAACAACTGACGAAATTACAGGAAAAAAAACCTTTCCTAAAATGAAAATTGAGTTTATCAATCCAGTTAATCAAGCCAATCAATTAGGCAAAAATAACTCGGTTGATGTTTTCTTAATGTCAATTATGAATTTAGCACAAGCTAACCCTTCAATTTTAGACACAATAGATTTTGACGAAATAGCCCGATACAAAGCGGATATTTTACAAATTGACCCTAAGCTAATTAAAGATGCTAATAGAGTTGAGGAAGATCGACAAGCAAGACAACAACAAATGGCACAACAACAAGAAATGATTGATGCCAACACTGAGGCAAATACATTAGCAACAATGAAACAAGCAGGAGTTTAATGGAGTTAGAAAAAAAATTACAAGAAAAGCTTTTAGAAAGAAAGCAAATTTTTAATAATGTATTTGGCACGGCAGAAGGTTTAGTAGTTTACAAAGATTTAAGAAACGCTTTAGTTATCAATCCTGAATTGATTTCTAGAGAATATACTTGCGACGATGTTTTATCCTCACAT